TGATGGAATAGTTGCATCTATGCTTGAAAGCGGGCAACTAAATTACGTAGAGCCTTGGATGAGAGGTCTTTCTGACCAGCAAATACAGTATTATTTGGACAGGCCAAGTGAGCTAGAGTGGGTAAGAAGTACTTGGTCTAAGGCATTTGGAATGCCGTCAAAATACAATCAAGAATAAAAAGTCGGTCTGATTACAGGCCATAACATAGGTGTAAAATAGGTGTATAACATGGAGAAAAAAATGGTAGCAAATCAGTTTAGAGCAATGGATCGTATGTTTGAGCGTATGATGGGTTTTACTGGACATCGTACTCCTCTTGCAATGGTTGAATCAGCAATGGACAGGATGGAGTCGATGCTTAGCTCGATTCCAACTAATAGTGAAGAGTTCACGGTATGGAAACTTGTCCCTACAACTTATAGGACTGAAGTTCAAAAGGATGGTTCCATCCTGTTCAAAATTGTTGAGAAAAAAGAAGAAGACAGCAAGCGCGAGTTTTCTGAAGAATTGAGGGGTCCTGACGTAGATGCCGATAAAAAGGTGTAGTCTAAAAAACGGGAAGAAAGGGTACAAGTGGGGTGACAGCGGTAAGTGTTACCCCACTCGTGCTCAAGCCGAAAAGCAGGCAGCAGCTGCCTATGCTTCAGGCTATAAGAAAAAGTGACATTACCAGAGATTTCAAAAGATGTATATGCGAACACTAAAAATGCCGAAGCTGCGGTTGCCTTCGCAAAGTGGGCGCAAAATGCTGAGTATGATCAAGTGGTTAACGCATATGCTAAGTGTCATAGCGATCCTAACCTTGATGATTCCTTTGTTCGTACTCTTGGGCAGCTTGACAGGTATTATCTTGGCGTGTTTTTATGCAACCGCCACGACATGTTACATCCGTGGATATATGAGAGATGCCGTGAAGTCGAGAGTGACAAAGATAGAAGACTCGATCTTTGGGCAAGATTTCACTATAAAAGTACTATAATAACTTTTCTTGGTTGTGTTCAAGAAATACTTTGTAATCCTGACATAACAATAGGTATACTGTCTTATTCATCTAAGCAGGCCAAACCTTTTCTTCGTCAGGTAATGCAGGAACTTGAATCAAACGAAAAGTTGCAGGCTTTGTTTCCAGATATTCTTTATGAGAAGCCTAGGCAGCAAGCTGCTAAGTGGGCAGAGAACGAAGGCATTTGTGTAAAGAGAAAGTCTAATCCTAAAGAGCAGACTGTAGAGGCTCACGGTTTAGTAGATGGACAGCCTACTGGTCGTCACTTTCAGTTAATTATTTACGATGACGTTGTTGTTCAAGAGAGTGTTTCTACTCCAGAACAAATAGCCAAGACAACTACCCAGTGGGAGTTATCTCTTAACTTAGGATCTACTCATAATCCTAGGTATCAGTATGCTGGAACTAGGTACTCATACGGTGACACGTATGGTACAATCTTGCAAAGGGCGGCAGTTAAACCTAGAATACATACTGCTACTCACAATGGGCAGATGGACGGCATACCAATCTTTCTTACTCCAGATAGATGGGAAGAGATTAAGAAAACAACATCTACTTACACAGTAGCTTGTCAACAACTTCTTAATCCAATTGCTGGTAGTGATGTTGCGTTTAAGTCAGAGTGGTGGAGAGAGTGGGAAGTAAGGCCGTACACTATGAACGTGTACATACTTGTTGACCCAGCTAGCTCCAAAAAGAAAGAGTCAAATAGAACAGCAATGTGTGTAGTTGGCGTTGATGCTAACTATAACAAATATCTTTTAGATGGCGCTTGTCATAGGATGAGTTTGTCTGAAAGATGGGATCATTTAAAGAAATTAAGAGCCAAGTGGAAAAGAGCTCCCGGTGTAAGAGAAGTAAAAGTAGGTTATGAGCGTTACGGCGCTCAAAGCGATATTGAGCATTTTAAAGAGATGATGCGTATAGAGGGAAGTAACTTTCCAATATACGAGCTTAACTGGGTTGGTGGTGGAGGGTCACAATCCAAAAAGGATAGGATACAAAGATTGGAACCAGATTTAAAAGATGGTTCTTTCTTTTGGCCTTACCCAACAGATAAAAATATGTTAACATCTTTGCAGGAAGATTTGAAGGAAAGGAAGCAAGAGTTTCTTTTGTCTAAAAAAATTCTTTGCAAGGATGAAAATGACAAAGTATACGATCTTGTTAAGTGGGTAAGAGACAACGAGTACAATCTTTTCCCTACTATTCACCCAGACTTTTTGGACGCATTATCCAGAATATACGATATAGATCCTACACCTCCTGTAGTTAGAAGCTATAGGAATTTGGAACCGGAAGCAGAGGCAGCTTACTAATGGCACGAAAAGCTAGAATAGGACGAAAGACATACCAGCCTAGGCGAGTAGCCTACCGTATGTCAAACGGAAAAGCTTTTTATGAAAAACAGCCACGTAAGTTTCCTTATGGAGTTTTACCATACGTGCAGCCGACATATTGGGTATCGGGGTATTGTGTGGATGACTAATGAAAAAATTACTCCTTTGTTTTCTTCTAATATCAAATAGTTCCTTAGCTCAACAAGAGCCGCCAGAGGACATGTATCATTTTGATGCACCGTTTACTTTGGCATGCACGCCAAGCTTTATGAGCATGGTGGATCATTTGGCAAATGACTACGGTGAAATACCTATGGTCATGAGCCACATGAGTCAAGATACTACGATTGTATTATTTGTAAACAAGGAAAGCACGACGTCTACTGTAGTTGTTACAAGACGTGTAAAAACTGAAGAAGAGGCTTGCATTATATGGGCAGGCCAAAGCAACGGCACTTCTTTCAGCGTTAATCCTGATCCTGTTTTTCCTGAAAAAAGTTTATGAATATACCAACGTATCTTATAGGCGCTATTATTTTTATTATAGGCCAAACAGTTTCTGCAATTTGGTGGGCAAGCGCAATGTCATCTGATGTTGAGGCGTTACAGAAGTACACTGACAAAACTATTCCTACGCTTGAAGCCGAAGCAAAGCAGTGCGCTCTTGAGATACATAATCTTAAAAAACTAGAGCATGATCGTGATCTGCTTGCGGAAGCGGTAAAAGGATTAGATGTGCTTACCTATCGAGTAGGTTCAATTGAGGCAACTATTGACCGCGCCTTTGGCAAGGAGATGCGGTGATGGACATGTCCGTAATGACAGACATGCTGTTTGGCGTATTGATGGTTTTGTTTGGCATAACAATACGTAGAGTGTTTCAGTTGTTTGATCGTCTTCAGGATGAAGACAAGACATTGCACAATCGTATAACTAACCTTGCATCCGAAGCAGTAAGCCGTAAAGAACTTCACGATTCAATAGATAGAGTGCTTCATAGAATTGACAAACTAGAAGAAAGGTTGATGAACAAGTAATGGCTGCTAAGAAAGATCCACGATTAGAAAGAGCAGGAGTATCAGGGTACAACAAACCCAAACGACTAAGAGATGGTAGTGGAAAGTCTCACATTGTTGTAGCAAAAGAAGGCGACAAGATTAAAACAATTCGCTTTGGTCAGGCAGGAGTTAAGACCAATCAAACAGCGGGACAGCGTGAGGCATTTAAATCTCGTCACGCAAAAAACATTAAAAAGGGAAAAATGTCTGCGGCTTACTGGGCAGACAAAGTTAAGTGGTCACCAAGCAAGACTAAATCGCCGTCTAAGAAATGGGTTAAAGGATCATGAAGGGCGTTCCTAACGAGCTACCCACTACAGTAAAGAAAAAATAGATGCAAAAAAGAAAAGCAGCAAAAAGTAAAGTAAACGAAGCTGGTAATTACACTAAGCCTACCATGCGCAAGCGTTTATTTAATGAGATAAAAGCTGGCGGCAAGGGTGGCAAGCCGGGACAATGGAGCGCACGCAAAGCTCAAATGCTTGCAAAGCGTTATAAAGAAGCTGGCGGCGGTTATAAGTAATGGCTTTGTCAAAGTCACAGAAAAGTCTAAAGAATTGGACTAAACAAAAGTGGCGAACCAAAAGCGGCAAACCTTCGACGCAAGGGCCTAAAGCAACTGGCGAAAGGTATTTGCCAGAAAAAGCTATTAAATCATTAAGCAGTTCTGAGTATGCAGCTACTACAAAAGCTAAGAGAGAAGGAACTAAAAAGGGTAAGCAGTTTGTAAAACAACCTAAAAAGATAGCTGCTAAAACTAAAAAACATAGGAGATAATTATGATTGATAAATTGGTGAAAAAATGGAACGCTCTCGGATTAAAGCAGAAGGTAGTAATTGTAGTGGTCGCCGTCGTTCTTCTTGGCATGTTAACCGCCTAGTATGGTTATTCTCGATCATTCTGATAGCGGGATGCCAAAGCCTGAAGGAAGCGGCGGTAGTGAGCACAGCGGCGGGAGTCGGTGCCGTTGCGGGGACTGCGATCAGTGGGGGTGCTCTTGCACCAATAGCGGGAGCCATGACGGGTGCCTTTGCGGCAGATGTAACGACGGAAGTTTTAACGAGCCCAGCCCAGACAATAGTTG